ATCCATAAAAATCCCCCAATTACATAACAAATATTTAATATTTTATTCCAACGAAAAATTAAAATTCAAGGAAATAAAATATCTATTTGCTGGCCTTGTTAAAAGAAAAAGAGATTATTATAGTGGAAGAATGACCACGGAAGAATTAGAGGCGGCAGATTGGGAACCATTTCAATATAAATTACTCAAAGCAGATGTACAAGAATATATAGATGCGGATGATAATGTAATAGAATCTAAGAAATTACTTGCACTACAAGAGGAGAAAGTTAACTATCTTGAATCTATAGTGAAAAGTTTAACAACTAGAGGATATTTAATTAAAAATGCAATTGATTGGAAAAAATTCACAGAAGGCCATTGAAACAATTGAAATTTCGAAGAAGGATGAAGTATATCTTAAGGTTGCCTGTGAAGCTAGCGTAGCACAAGAATTGTGTGATTACTTTACATTTCAAGTCCCGGGCTATCGATTCATGCCAGCTTATCGGATGAAAATTTGGGATGGTAATATAAGATTATTCAATATTCACAATAGATTACTGTATAGTGGACTACTTGAATATGTTTTTATATTTGCTGAAAAAAGAAATTATGAAGTCATTCCCGATGGTAATTGGTGGAAACCTCGTAAAATAGAAAAAAATGAAGAGTTTCTTTCAAATTTAAAATTACCTTTTGAGCCCAGAGATTATCAACTTGAAGGATTTCATCATGCTTTATCATATAAAAAATGTTTGTTGGTATCTCCTACTGCAAGTGGAAAATCTCTAATCATCTATTTACTTGTACGAGCACTAAACGTTAAGACTTTAATAATCGTTCCTACTACTTCATTAGTTTCTCAACTATATGCAGATTTTCAACAATACGGATGGGATTCAGCAAAATTTTGTCACCAAGTTTATGCCGGACAAGATAAAGTTTCAGATAAACAAGTAGTTATTTCAACATGGCAATCCATTTATAAACTCCAGAAAAAACTTTTTGAACCATACAAATTAGTAATTGGTGATGAGGCACACGGATTCAAATCAAAATCCCTCACCTCTATCATGACTAAATGTGTGAACGCAGAATATCGAATAGGAACTACAGGCACATTAGATGGGACACAAACTCATAAATTAGTATTAGAAGGCTTATTTGGTAAAGTTTATAAAGTTACATCAACTGCTAAATTAATTGATAGAAAACAATTAGCTTCATTTCGTGTAGATATCATAGTATTAAAATATCCAGATAAAGTATGTGAACAATTTACAAAGATTAAATATGCAGCTGAATTAGAATTTATAGTAGGACATGAAAAAAGAAATAAATATATAAGAAACTTAGTATTATCACTTGATGGTAATACTTTACTTCTTTTTAGATTAGTGAAAAAACATGGACGTATTTTATACGAAATGATAAAGGAGAAAATAGATGACAATAGGAAAACTTTTTTTGTATATGGCGGAACAGAAACCGATACAAGAGAACAAATACGAACAATCGCCGAGTCAGAGTCCGATGCTATCATCGTGGCAAGTTATGGGGTATTCAGTACCGGCATCAACATTAGGAATCTTCATAACATTATTTTTGCTTCTCCTTCTAAGAGTCGCATTAGAAATCTTCAGTCGATAGGCAGAGGATTAAGATTATCGGACAATAATCAAGAAACAGTATTATACGATATCACGGATGATTTGAGATGGAAAAACAGAAAGAATTATGCTTATCGGCATCATGAAGATCGGATGAAAATATATGATGACGAAAAATTTCCATATAAAATTCATAACATTCCACTTAAGGAATAGATGGAAGAATTAAATAAAGAAAATCTAAAAGTAATCAGATTGGATAATGGAGAAATATTATTTTCAAAAGTACTTGTGACTGATAAAAGTAAAACTAATGGTTATTTGGAACTACATTGGCCAATGAAAGTTTTAATGAAATTCGATGAGCAAGAAAAAAGTACTCAGCTAGCATTACTCAAGTGGTTACCTTTTACAGACACTACACAAGTGCCTTTAGCAGCAAGATGCGTTATGTCTGTTTCAGATTTAGGAGAAGAATATCAAGATTTTTATTTAAATTCTGTAAAAGAAGATAGTACACATACTCAAGACCAAGAATTAAACAAAATGTCAAAAATTTTGGCAGATTTTGAACCAAGTGGGTTCATGAATTAAATTAATAGTTGACAATCCTCATTTTTGTGATATAATAGATATTATGGCTAAAAGAAAATCAAAAGTAAACAAGGCTCATTATGTCGATAATGCCAAATTTTTAGAGGCAATGATCGAATATAAAAGAGAATACAACAAAGCGAAAGAAGATGATACAGACCTTCCAATGATTTCAGAATATTTGGGATCTGTATTTTTAAAGATAGCTCAAAGGTTATCTTTCAGACCCAACTTTATAAATTATGCATTTAAAAATGACATGATATCTGATGGGATAGAAAATTGTTTACATTATATTCATAATTTCAATCCTGAAAAATCAAATAATCCCTTTGCATATTTTACTCAAATAATATATTATGCTTTTATTAGAAGAATTCAAAAAGAGAAGAAACAATTATATATAAAATATAAGAGTATGCAAAATTATCAAACTGCTCCTGAATATATGGATCAAGAAAAGTCTAATAATAATTTTATTTCTCTTAGTGATTATGAAAATTCTGATTTTAAAGTAATGGTTGATGATTTTGTAGAAACCTTTGAAAAGAGTAGAAAAAAGAAAGCGGTCAAGAAAAGTGAATCTAATTTAGAACTTTTTATGAGTGCCACAGTATGAAGATAGCTCTTATAACCGACACCCATTGGGGTGCTCGGGGAGATAGTCTTACCTTTTTAAACTATTTCCGAAAATTTTATGATAATATATTTTTTCCATATTTGGAAAAACATAATATCAAGACTTGCATACATTTAGGCGATGTTGTAGATCGTAGAAAATTTATCAACTTCAAGATACTAAATGATTTACGAACAAATTTCATTGAACGCCTTTGGAAAATGGGAGTAGATACTCACATAATTATCGGTAATCATGATACCTTCCACAAAAATACTAATGAACTAAATTCTCTTCAAGAAATTTTTACGACTTCTGAACAAAAAATAGAACCTTGGATGTATTCATCTCCAAAAGAAGTTGACTTTGATGGACTAGGCATACTCATGATGCCATGGATAAATGAAGATAATTATGGTGAAAGTATGAGAGCGATTAAAAATACTCAATGTCAAATTCTTATGGGACATTTGGAAGTTAGAGGATTCGAACAACATATTGGATCATGGAGTTATGAGGGTGTAGAAGCAAAACTTTTTGATAAATTTGATATGGCTATGAGTGGACATTTTCATCACAAGTCAGATGATGGAACAATTTTCTATTTAGGAAATCCCTATGAGATAACATGGAGTGATTATAAAGATACTAGGGGCTTCCACATCTTTGATACAGAGACAAGAGAGCTAGAACACATACGAAACCCCTATAGAATGTTTAGAAAATTTTACTACGATGATAGCAATGAGACTTTTGAATCACTAACTGAAAAAGATTATAGTGAGTATGAAAACACCTACGTAAAAGTAGTAATACAAAAGAAAACAAACCCCTTTTGGTTTGATACTGTATTAGATAAGTTGTATGCAGCAAATGTGGCTAATCTAGTAGTAGTTGAAAATTTTTCGGATTTGGAATTCATGGAAGATGATGAAATAATAGATGAGGCCCAAGATACCCTAACTATTTTAAGTAAATATGTTGATTCGTTAAATATAGAAAATAAAACAGAGTTAAATATATTGATGAGAAATCTATATAATGAGGCATTGACTGTGGAGACAATATGACTATGGAAACTTATGCAGAAAGACTACAAAAAAGAAAAGGAGAAAAAATGTCCAATTATGATATGGATGAGATTCAAAGGGAAAGAGACAGGAATGCATTTGCAAGTGCAAAAGAAAAAACATCAGTAACATTACAAGATGATGAGAAGCTTCAAACTGTAGAAATAGAAATAGATCATAATGATCTTTTTAAATTGGCTCTTGCGGCACATGACAGAGACATAACTTTAAATAAAATGTGTAGTTCTATTATTGTAGATTCTATAGATTCTCTTGATTATAGATTTGAACACCAAACAAAACCCACCGTATTAAAAGAATATTAAATTGTTATATTTTAAAAATATTAGGTGGAAAAATTTATTAAGTACCGGCAACCAATTTACAGAAATTCAATTAGATAAAATTTCCACCACGTTAATTGTCGGAGAAAATGGATCAGGTAAATCTACCGTCTTAGACGCCTTGTGTTTCGGGCTATTCAGCAAACCATTTCGAAGAATTAATAGACCTCAATTAATAAATTCTATTAATGATGGTGGGCTGTTAGTAGAGATAGAGTTTGAAGTTGGTAGTAAATCTTATATGGTTCGCAGAGGTATTAAGAAAAATATCTTTGAAATTTTTATCGATGGTAAAAGATTAAATCAAGATGCTAAGACCGCAGATCAACAAGAGTATCTTGAAAAGACTATCCTAAAACTGAACTATAAATCTTTTACTCAAATTGTTTTATTGGGAGCAAATCATTATATCCCATTCATGCAATTGAAATCTACAGATCGTAGAAATATTATTGAAGATTTGCTTGATATTCAAATCTTCTCTGTAATGAACGGCCTGTTGAAATACAAAATATCAGAGAATAAAGATGAGAGTCAATCCATTGAGGTTAATAGAAAATTGGCTGATGGGAACATTAGTATTACTGAAGAGTTAATTAATGATTTAAAAAAGACCAAGACAAATCAAATTCAACAAAATGAGCGTGACATTGGTAACAATGAGGAAGAAGTTGAGCGATTAAATACAACAATAAAAGAGTTGATGGACTCAATAACGGATGATAAGACGGCTCAGACTCTTAAAGAATTAGAAGGATATCAAAAAAGCATTGAACAAAAGATGATGTCCTCAGAAAATGAAATAGAATTTTATGAACAAAATGATACGTGTTCTACGTGTAGCCAAGACTTAAGTGAGGAACATAAGACCAAGATGATAGATGAACATCATGGGATGATGCATAAGAGTGGAACCGCATTATTACAACTTGGTAATAAGATTGACGATATGAAATCCCGTTTAGATCATGTATCAAAAGTACAGACAGCTATCACTACTAATCAAAATCAGATTCAGGCGATTACTAGTTATATTACAAAATTGAAAGATCAGATTAAAGAAATAGAAGATAGAGAAGATGATTTTGATGAAAAGATACAAAAATTAAAAGACTTAAAAAGTGAACTGAAATCTTGTTTGGAAAAACAAGAAAATTTGTCAGCACAAAAACATTTATATGAAACAGCATATGTTCTATTGAAAGATTCTGGAATTAAGACACGTATCATTAGACAGTACTTGCCCATAATGAATCAGTTGATCAACAAGTATCTCGCCTCGATGGACTTCTTTGTCTCTTTCAATCTTGATGAAAAATTCGAAGAGAAAATTAAGTCACGCCATAGAGATGAATTTACTTATGACTCATTTAGTGAGGGTGAGAAGATGAGAATTGATTTAGCACTTCTTTTCACTTGGCGAACAATTGCTAAGATGAAGAATAGTGTGAATACCAATCTCTTGATTTTGGATGAAGTATTTGACAGTTCATTAGATGCAAATGGTACAGATGAATTCTTAAAGATACTTAATCATTTAACAGGAAATCAAAACGTATTCATTATTAGTCATAAGGGTGATGTACTCTTTGATAAATTCAAAGATATTATCAAGTTCGAAAAATA